TCTATTAGCTACATCGTTATAGGTACGGTGTATCTATTAGCTACATCGTTATAGGTACGGTGTATCTATTAGCTACATCGTTATAGGTACGGTGTATCTATTAGCTACATCGTTATAGATACGGTGTATCTATTAGCTACATCGTTATAGATACGGTGTAGCCAATATTAAAAATGATTTGTCAAAGAATATGCATTATGAAGTTACAGAATGGAAGCTACTACGACAAAGACAATCACAATTGACTCTGGTCATAATGTGAGGATGTTTGAAGAGAACGGTCTAAACTGGTTTTGTATTAGTGATGTATGCAATTGTCTTAATATAAGCAGCAAACCGGCTCACGTTGTACGTAATATTGAGGATGGTCACAAGAAGAATGTAACGATAAAAACCGAGACTGGTAATAGATCTATGCTTTTCGTGGACGAAAACTCTGCGTATGGTATTATATATTCATCCAGATCGAGGAACAGTAAGGCTATGAAGGAATTGTTGTTCAAGTTTATCAAGGGTAATAAGCCACCCAAACGCCCTCGAGCTGAACGCAAGGAGTCAATCCATATTGATGATAAATCTCTATCGTTAGACATAAAACAGAATCCAGAACTAGCCGATAGGTACATTGAGTTAGAGAAGTATAAGTTTGACAAGGAATTTAATGTTAAGATTGAACAACTCAATCTTGATGCTAGAGTTAAGCTTGAAAAGTTGAAGGTCGAACAGGCACGTAATATTACCGATAAGAAGCTCGAATACCTTCGGGAGGCACAAGAGATTATGAAACTTGGTCTTGAGTATGGCACACATGAAGAGAGACAACTAATCAACTCGTCACTTCAAGCCTTTTCAAAAGAAGCAAGAATGTTGTTGAACGACATTGGACATGAAATTCAAGTACCCACAATACCACTTCTCTCATCTCTAACATCCTCTCATCGTCTAGCCATAACATGATAACTTCTTTACATTTATACATAATAGTTGCTTGCGTCTGATATTACACCTAATATCAGACAAAATGATTAGTTATTACTTATCTGTCTCATCTTACATTCATGAATGATCTTATTCAGGTTTATCCTGTAACCCTTGATCTGGTTGACTCGATTATTTCGTACTGTGACATATCATTCGCAGTCAGACACGAAGATTTATACATGATTAATAGGTATGTTTCTTTGAAAAGCGAAAGAAGTGAAGATGATATCCATAAATTATGGATTATGACAGTTCGAGCTGGAAAGTTAGTTGTTGTCAAGTATCTTCACCAAATCTCTGCACCTGGTTATGATACAAGTGTTTTCGATTGGGCTGCTGCATCAGGTCATCTAGATATTGTAAAGTGGTTACACCATACCAGAAATGAGGGAGGATCAACGTTTGCTATAGATATGGCTTCGATTTCAGGTCATTTTGAGGTTGTTAAGTGGTTGGTTGAAAATAACTATAAATTCACATCGTATGCGATACATAGATCGTCAATATATGGTCGCTTTGATATTGCCAAGTATCTTGAAAATGTTAGGTCGAAATTATTCTCTCAAGCAATGGCTCGTTTTTCTCGTGTAAATACTTAAATAATACTTAAATACTTGTATCAATATAACAAATGCAACCTATAAAGGAAGAGCCCCTTTCTGATATCAATATCAAGAATGATAATGATGAATTCGTATTGAAAAGTCAAGAGTCAGGTGTTGATGAAAATATTGGATCGGATACCTTGAGATCAAAACGATGGTGTGTCGCCTTTTGTTGTTTTGCAGCTATAATGAGTGTGTCGACTACAATTCTCATGTTGTACTTAAAAACTCAGTCTCAATAAACAAACTGGATATTCGAGATACATTTAACTTTGGTGTAGGTGGAGTCGATAAAGCACGCGCTGATGGACTGTAAGTTAATATAAGCTTAACTTATATTAACAGTCTTGTTTATCTTGTTCGCAACGTTTTTACCCATACTATCACAAGTTTACTCGCACATTCTGGTTGCGAATGCAGTACATGAATTTCCATATTGAGGATAGGCGGATGTAATGTTAAAGTAATTCACACCACTGGGTCTAGGTTGATTATGAAGAAGGGTATCATATCCAGGTGCACCAAATGTGGGAACTACAACGGTAGCCATGCTTGGTGCAAATGCTTGTGGCGCAGTCCACTGCGTGTTTGTATTATATGTGCCTAACAAAGCATATGTAGGTGAGCTTGTTGAAATACTGGAATCAGTAGTAGTACCGCTTGGAGTATATGTAGCCATTTATTTATAAATGGAAAAACATCGAAAAAAAATTAGACTAAACTATTCAATAGAGTTGCAAAATAAAACATCATGTAACTCTTATTTAGGTACTTTTTATAGAATTCCAACGCGTTTTCAGCAATTGTATGACATTCTAAATCGTGACCTTTACACCAGCGAATTTTCTCATATAAATCTGACAGATCTGATTTTATTGGAACATAATGAATCCACGGTATAAGACTCTTTCTATACCAGGTATAGTACATAGAATCATCTGCAAGAAGAATAACACTATTGGTTGCAAGCTCATATGTTAGCCTAAATGCGGATACATGTCCGTCTACGTTTATGATATACTTGTATCTAGCTTGTTCGTTAATATCAAGCCTGTTTGCAATCCTTCCATTATTGTATATCATATCAAGGGGTGGTTTATCTACAGGTATTGTTTGAAGAACTCCATCAACTGCTCTTGGTCTGAGATTCCACTTAGTAATACCAGCATCTAAGAATAGTTTTCCATCTTCATCAACAGTATTGGTACTAGACATACAAACTAATTTAAGACGTGGATTTGTTTCTGGAGTCACACCACATCCTGTTGTTGATCCACGCCATACTGCAGTTGGTAGCTTATCATTCCAATCGATGCCTTGAGCCACGGTCATGTCGTACAATCTGCATGAATCAGTAAAGTATTTTTTCTCAGCTTGAGATGCCACACACCAATCTTCCCACGTTGGAATATTAAGATCTGCGTGTTCTGCACTGGTGCAAAAACAAAGAATGTTGGAATACTTTTTATAGTCATGTGATAATAATTTGACTCCTTTACCAAATATACTTTCATACGATTCAGTACCATCAAGCCTTCTTACTGGAAAATCTCTCTTATGAATGAAAAACTCAGAATCTTTTACTTTCTCATTTGCACATACCTCCGTTACCATGTTGTGTAGAAGAGCTATACTGGTATCGTCCTCAACAAATGGCTTCTCATATCTGAATAAACAATTGTTTGCATACCATTTACTCGGTGATGGTTGAATTCGCTTAACATCAAAGTATCTATTTTCAAGCTTATTTACATATTCTAAAAATTCTGGTATGTTTCTAAACCCCGGAGGTTGTTTCAGTTTGATACCCCATTCATTAGTGTAATCAGCGTTTGTAAATGGAAGGAATGTTTCTACCTTGTTGTTTCGTATTCTAATGTATATTGCTTTCTTGTATTTATAGAAAAGATAGCTGAATGTTTGTATAACGACTTCTCTATCATATGAATTGGACACAATTTTTGAGAGAGCAAGAAATTGGTCGAGGTCACCTGCAGTATAATATGATTGTAGGTAGTCTGGATACTTAGCATTTATAATGATATTTTTTGGTACTGGTGTTCCTTTCAACAACAAGCGTCTTCTTGTTGTTTCGAGCTTCTTCTTTTCCTCACATAATTTGAGTGATGTTGTAAAATCCTTTGCAAATTTTGATCTCAATGTCAGAATAGTAGTGCTGAGTTCGGCTTGGGATCGATTTAACATAACTTTAACGTTCATTTATTGATATCTAAAAATGATTAGGTAATCACTTTAAGTGGTATTATTAAATGGATGTTTTCATATATAGTATCTGTGAGGACAAGAGCGATAGACGAAAGACTAACATAAACGTGTTTGGTCTTTCATCAAATAAGAAGTCAATATGTATCAAGTGCTCTAATTTCTTACCACATATTTATCTAGAGTTACCAGATACTATACCATGGACAAAACCAAATATAAATTTACTGGTTAGTACTCTAAAGAACATGTTAGGTTATAATAATGGCGGACTCATCAAGTTGGTTATGGTTAAAGGTAGAAAATTATACAATGGTACTAGGAAGAATGAGTACTTGTTTATGAAGATGTATTTTCAATCCACAATGTATATTAACTTTTTCAAGAAAAATATTGAAAACAAGACTCTTAATGTTTTATCAATAGGTCAAGTTAGACTGAAAATTCACGAAGAAAGTATTAATACTTTATTACAGTTTGTAACTGAATACAAGGTACCATTTCAAGGCTGGGTTACGTTTAATAATAAGGGAATAAGTAGTCTGAGTGACAGTATTAGAGAAAGTTATTGTGACATTGAGTATTGTATAGATTTGGACATTGGTATAAATAAGTCTAGATTCCAACAGTCGAATTACGATACGATTATTACACCTGTAATCATGTCTATGGATATTGAGGTATATTCGAGTGTTATTAATACATTCCCCCAGGCAAAGAGACATGATGATAAGGTATTCCAGATATCAGCAGTTGTTTTGAATAAGAAGGGTGAGAAAGATAAATATCTACTAACACTTGGTGAACCTGATTCTGAACTTGTTGGAACAGATGTTGAGATACGAATGTTTGATACTGAGATTGATTTGTTAAGGGGGTATACAGATCTTGTGAATGATGTTAATCCACAAGTTATTATTGGATATAATATATTTGGATTTGATATTCAATATATGATTGATAGATCAAAGTTTCATTATATACTTGACATATTCTGTAAACAATCAATGATTAAGTCGCATGTATCAGAGTTACGACCAATTCAATGGTCAAGTTCGGCATACGGTAACCAAAAATTGGCATACCTTGATACAGATGGAAGAATTCACATTGATCTCTTACCAATCGTAAGAAGGAACTATAACCTTGAAAATTACAAGCTTCAAACAGTCGCACAAAAATTTATAGGTAAATCAAAAGATCCCTTAACCCCAGGTGATATATTTAAGTGTTTTGAGTTGTTCACTCCAGAATCATTAGCTCTTGTGGGTAAGTACAACGTTCAGGATTCTGCTATAGTGTTGGAATTATTTGAGCACTTGCAAACATGGTACGAATTGGTAGAGCTTGCTAGAATATGTTGTGTTCCAATCATATATACTTATACAAGAGGACAACAGATACGAGTCTTCTCACAGGTATATCAAGAGTGCCAGGGAAATAATACCGTGATAAATAAGAGCGATTCAGCTCAATACTCATCTGATAACTATACCGGTGCAACTGTTTTTGAACCGGTTCACGGCATACATAAGAATGTGGTTTCTTTTGATTTCAATAGTCTATATCCAAGTACACAGATTGCATATAATATATCTTATGACACGATAGTAACAGATGAAACTATACCAGATTGTGAGTGTAATGTTATAGAGTGGGAAGAACATGTGAATTGTGAATGTCTTGAATCTATAGTAGATGATAAGAGAGATCGAGTATGTTGTACTAAGAAATATAGGTTTCGAAAAGAACCCATAGGTGTTCTTCCAGTTATTCTCAAAAACTTGTTGGATGCAAGAGCAAAGACTAGGCAGAAGATGAAGGGGGAAAATGATAAGTTAATGTTACAGGTACTTGACAAGAGACAGCTTGCATACAAGGTATCATCAAATAGTGTTTACGGAAGTATGGGAACATCAGAAGGGTATTTACCTTTTAATCCTGGAGCAGAGTGTACTACTGCAATGGGTAGAAAGAATATTCAAAAGGCACGTGAGTTCCTATACGCAACCTATAATGCGAATCTATTATACGGTGATACAGATAGCGTTTACTTAACATTTCCAGACGTACCTCTTGAGAATCTCAATGAATTTTGTTTCAAGGTACAAGATGAAGTATCTGCTATATTTCCCCGACCAATGAAGATGGCATATGAAGAAAAAATTATGAAGTACTTTTTGATATTTACCAAGAAAAGATATATAGCTCAGGGATATCCAAAACCAGGGAAACCGGAAGGAGAGATTATTAACAAGGGTGTTATTCTTGTTAGGCGGGATAGCTGTAGGATTGCTAGAGAGATATTTAATGGTATTATTACATCCATATTCCAAGGTAAGAATGCAGATGATGTAAGATTTCTGGTTATCGAGTACCTTAACAATATATATACGTTTCGATATCCATATACATATTTCAAAATAACAAAATCAATCAGAGATGTAAGTGAGTATAAGATAAGAAAATTACCCACGGATGATGCTAAGAAATATAAGAGGTTACACGATCTAGGATGTGCTGATGAAAAGGAATATCAAACACTAGCATTGCCTCCACATATTCAGCTTGCTGAAAGAATGAATAAGCGTGGTTCACAACCAACTGGTAATAGGATTGAATACGTTATCATCAGTGTCAATAAGGCATGTAAGAGTGATGATGCGTTATTTAGGAAGATTGAAGATTTGGATTATTTCGGACGACATAGAGATGTTCTTAGACTTGATTTTCAGCATTATCTTGAACACATGGTTGTGAATCCAATAACAGAATTACTACATGTTATAGGTATAGGACCGGAGTTTCTTAAACAACAAGTTACACTGAGAAGACAGAAGAAGCTT